GGCTTGCCGTCTTTATCGCCTAACTTTGTAAAGCTAATATGGATGTGCTTTTTATGTGGGTTGATGCCTCGATACCTGCGCCACTTAAAACCCATAATTTTTGATGCAATAAAACCATTATGAATTACGTAAGAAATACGTTTATCGGTTTTAGCACAGATTCGGATTTGGTCAGCCAAATATATTGAGAGTTGCTCCGATGAATCCAGGCGAGAATCAATATCAATGGCTCGTACACATCCATCTGCGTCTGGATTATGATCTGATTTGGTCGCGGAATGACGAGCATCACCAAGCCATCCATCACTGGTAGTCCTGCGATCTGGATACCAGGTAGTAATGGCATCTCTAAGCTCCACTCCAGCTGCACATAACCATGGTTTCATTTAACACACTTCCTAAAGATTATGCTAGAAGTAATCTAGCCTCATCTTCGGTGATTCCAAGCCGTTGCAATAGTTCAGCCTTAGCCTGAGCCTTTGCTTCCGCTTTGGCTTGTGCTGCTGCCCGTGCTGCTTGGTCTGCTTCATATTGAGCAAACTCAGTGTCATTCATTTCCCGATCAATAACTTCATCTGTTTCTGAATTGTAAACGCGGATTATTGGTCTATTTGTTTTTGCCATTTTTAATTTACTCCATAAATTCTCATTGAACCGCCAGTCAAAGTGTAACCACTTGAAATTCTGAAACTTACTGAATTTATTGCGGTATTGGATGCAAAGCCGCCAAATAGACAAGCACGCCTGCCATTGTTGGTAGATCCTTCATAAATTGAATAAGCGTAAAATGTTTTATATCTTGTGGTTGCGGCATAATCTTGAATTAAAAGACTTGTAAAATTATTGCCACCAGTTCTTTTGTAGTTTTCAACACCATCACTAAAATCTCCAATGTTCGTATTTAAGTTAGTGGCTTGAACTGCTGTATTTGTAAGACGGACAAATGATGTAACGCTTGTCAAATTAGTATAAAAAGCAATGGCATCATCACTTGTATTCCAGGCTGCATTACTTACAGTAACTAACAAATCTTTATATGTTTGATTTATTGATGAAACTGTTGTTGCTGCACCAGATAAAGTTGTTGTTGATAATAAAGTCATGCTACCACTTGCAGGAGTTGTCCACTCGGGAGCAGTTGCACCTGAATTTACAGTTAAAACTTGACCTGCTGTACCAATGCCAAGTCTAGCTGGTGTTGATCCACTTGATGAATAAATGGTATCGCCAGTAGTAGTCATTGGATTTGTCATACCAGTAGATTGACTTATATCAAAGAAAATTGCCGCACTAGAAGATGTAAAATAAAGTTGTCCACCTTCATACTGACTTAAAGCCAGTGATCCGTGCGTGCTAACTGTTGCAGTGCCAGCTGTAATTGTGCATGTTCCTGCACCCCAATTTTGTATAAATACTGTGTCGCCAGCCGAGAATAAACCAGTATTAACTGTAATTGTGGTTGAGCCAGCCGCATTCATGGCTACAGTTGTGCCAGCATCGGCAGCTACTAAAACATAACTTGCAGTTTTAGCCGTTGTAGAGCCACCACCCATAGCCGTTTGTTGAAGGCTGGTCATTTGAGCTGCGGTAAGAACCTGCCCTGTGGTGAAAGTTTGTTTTGCCATTATGCTCCTTAATAACTTAGGACATTATAGCCCAAAGTACCATAAATGCTATTATTTAGGATAAATGCATCTATAAGGGGCTCCAGTGTCGTGAATGTAGTTTTCCAACTATTTGGCGTAATTGACATTGATACGCCAAAAATCTGTAATGTTTTTTCAAGTACTGATCCGCCTGGCTGGGTAGTCTTAACTGTTATTGGATCAAAAAAATCTAAATTGAGAGCTGCTATTACTCCAGATGTGTAGTTTGACGTGTAAAGGTCGAGGGTTATGGCATCGCATCGAATAGAAGTCTCTGCCCTACTAGAGACATAAGCTTGAGCGTAATCTAAAGCCACAGCATCGGTTTGCATTAAAAGGCCGTCTAAAAAGTATGAATGCAAAAAGTATTTATCAATACTGGCTTGACTTAGGGCAACTTGTGGGCTACCACCAACCCTAGTTATCGTGGCTTTGTTAAATATTAACACATCGTTTAATATCCAGGCAACGTTAAAATAACTAATACCAGTGCCATCGTCAGCAAAAACTGTTGGTGTACCAGCTATTGATCCCGCCGTGACTGCTCTATCTTGAAATACAAATGATCCAGTAGCATCTACGTATAAAGCACCATACTCACTATTGGCAACAGTGGTCAATGCAGCTAAAGCAGTTCTATTTGTACCAGGATCAGCTTGAACTGTGGTTAAACCTGAATCAACATCCCGTGAAGTTGATGGCCATGAAATTTCATCCAATATATTATTAACTCTTGCACCTGATAATTGACCAGCGCTTGTGCCAGAAACAGTGCTGATTTGAGCATTTTGAGCCAACCTGAAAGCATCTACAGCTTGTATGGTTGTATAAGTAACTTGATCTGTTTCTTGAGGATATGTGGTTACATAACTGGTAATGAATCCAGAAAATATGGGATAAGTTACTGAATTATAGGTTGCAGTAATTTGCACTTTTTTCATTGGTGTTAAATAAGTGTAATAAGGACTTGCTGGATTTTCTGGATTAAAATCGCCATTTTGATCTACTATGCGTAACGTAAGTGTGCCAGTTTGAAATTCATCAATTAAAGGATTACGACCACGCTTGGTTTCTATTTTATTTACTTGATCTGACACATCAACAATTACCGCTACTGAATCGGCCAATATATTTGTGTCTAAAATGCCTGTATCTAATATCATAGCCTGAGCAAAACCTGGCCCAGTGCTAAAGTTAATTATTGCATTTATTGTTGGTACTGCCATTACAAACCGCCAGCAATACCATAAGATATGCCAGATTTTTGGGCTATCTGTAAACTTTCTGCTATTAAAGCTGCAAATCTATCACCTGTCTGTGCCACATCTACAGTAATTGTTAAATCTTTATTTTCACCCATTCTAAAGAATCCAGGGTCAAATACTGAACCATTTAATGTGCCTGTTGATATATCGGAATAGGTTTGACCATAAGCCAAAGTTTCAGCTGCTTTTGTCGCTGGCGTAGTTTTACCCATAGGTAACATGGCGGCAGATAATCCTTGCATGGCTGCTAAAGCTGTTAATAATTGAGATACGTCTTGACCTAAATCTTTATTTTCGCCCATTCTAAATTTGGCTGGATCAAATGTTCCCCACGCTGTGGCTGCATTTTTGGCTGCTTCTTCTAAATCTTTTAATGCTTTAACAGCTTCTAGTTCGGCTAATAACTTTTTAGCCATGGCATCATTATTATCTAAAATGGCTATTTGCGCTTTTAAGCGTAATTTAGTTTCTTCATCAGTAGCTTCATTTAGCGCTTTGGTCAATCCGATGCGTTCAATGTCGAACTGATCTTTTAATTTATCTACGGCAGTTTTTTCTTTTAACTTGCTAATTTCAGTTGTACGTAATTTATTTATTTCTCTTAAATTCTTAGCTTCTTGCCTTCTTTGTTGAGCCAGGATACGACCTTCGGCTGGTGTATCTGCTGCTGGTCTATTAGCTGCGCTTGCACCTGCCGCCTTTTTACCTGCATTGTAATAAGCGCTTACAACTGGGGTATTACGTAAAATGAAATCTATTAAACTACCACCGCCAGGAGTAGGTATTTTAAGTGTTGCTAATTTAGTTAACTCTTTAGTTAAAGAGCCTACGCCTTGAATTAGATAACCAACAGAAGTAGCAACATCTTCAATTTGAGTGGCTAGGCTGGCTATATTTCCATCTCTACTTAAATTAGATAATGAATCCAATAAACTCTTACCAATAATTTCAGATGCGTTAGCAGATGCAACTCTTAACTGATCCATTTTGCCAGCATAGGTTTCTAATCTAGCTGCTGCCTGACCTGCAAACTTTTTATTTAGTTCACCTAAAATTTGATCCATATCGCCAGTTTTTAACGTGGCTTTACTTAATCCAGCACCTAGTCGGGATAGTGCTGATGTTTGTCCAGAATATCCTTTAGCAATAGCGGCACTTACTTCAGATACTGATCTACCTGTAGCTGCTGCAACATTTAGGGCTGTGTTTAATGCTTCTTGGCTTTTAGTTATTGATCCAGTTACTGTTAGTAATTGCTGAAAAGCTGGTCTTAATTGGTCATCTAAAACGCCTGTGGCTTTTTGTAAGTTGGCTATGTATAACTCAACTCCTGGGGCACTGAAAGCAAATCCAGTATTCTTTAATTGCATCTCCAAAGACTTGGCTGCTTTTTCATCAGCTGCAAATGCATTAATAGCTTTTTTGCTGTATGCAGTAAGCGCTGTTAAAGCAAACACTCGCCTAAAAGTTTTACCTAACGCCTGGGTTTGTTTTTCAAATGCTGTTAATTCTTTTTTGGCTTTTTTCAGCCCTTTGTTATTATAGGTACTAACCGCCGATACGACTACATTGGCCACTATGCAACCTTCTTATCTGTAGATTTATTAAAATGTGTTGCAACTTCATTAACTGCTTTTGCTATTGCTTCATAAATGCCAGCACTCTCTTGTGCAAATGCTTTGTAAATTAAGCGACCTTTAGTCTTACGGCTACTTTGTCCTCTAACACCTTTAACTCTTGGCTGTGATGTAAGGGTTGGTAAATCAGTAACAAATTGGTAGCCAGCGAATGGATTGTTCGAATTGTATGCTGATCTAGCACGGCTTCTACTTTTAGAGCTACCAGATTGCTTGTATGCCATTGTGTTACCACCTTCATTTATTGTGGTAAATGGTGCACGGCCTTGCGGGTTTAATCTACCCGCAGTTTCATAAATACGACCAGGTGCGCTTATATTGTAAACATAACTTTCTACCTGATAACCATTACTGAATTGCCTATTTTTACCTTCTTTGAATCCAATACCACCACGAACTTTGGCTTCATCATATTTAGGAAATGGTTGATAGTCCACAATAGATTGAATTGGTTTAGCCCAGCCAGACAAAACATCATTATTACTTGGCACAAATCCTTTGGCTTTAGCTTCAACAGTTTTCATCAAAGGATTAACTGCAGCCTTTACCCGTTTGTATAAATCTTCATCAATAAATGTTAAACCTTTAAGAACGTCTTTAACGCCTACGATTTCTACTTCTACTGGCATTTCTGACCTCTTTTGCTCTTTCGTTTAACACCTGCACTATTGCATTGATCATTTCTGAGTCCATGTTAATAAACTCACTTGGCGCTATCCCAGTTTCAACGCTTAATGCAGCGATGCTATAAACCAGCGAGTCACGCCTAGTTATTTTTTTTCTTCGTCTAATACCTCTACAGTTTCTAAAGTATCAATAAACTCAGTACCCCATAAAGGTATCTGTGCGCCAGACCTACGCAAGCATTCGTAAGCTAACCAAAATATCTCGGTCTGCCTCTCGTGCTCACGTAGGACTTTAGAAATTCCAGCGCCATACTTTAATTCGAAAGCGTACTCGACACCTGGTGTTATCTTGTGCTCAGATACATCACCATTAGCCCTTGTTATCTTTAGCTTTGCCATTGTTACTCCTTAGTTAGAACGCCACTGATGACGATACTGTTACCACGGAGTTTACTGTAAATGTCATTGAAGAAGTTGCAATTTCAGCCACGCCACCCTGACCTAGTGGAGTTAGGTTATTTACCAAAATTGTGAATTGGTATGTTGGGTTAGCAGCTGATACAGCAGTACCTTTAACAGTAATTACTGATACTGATAAAGTTGTACCAAATGCTGCATTTAAGGTTTGCATAACCTGGCCAGATGCCCAGTCATTGTTAAAGTCAATAGTAAATGTTGAGTTTTCTAATCCAGCCACGTATTTGTGGGCTGTGTCTCCCATAGCTGTAATTTCTAACTCATCTACCACCTTGTTGATTACTGCGCTTGATACGTATGCGCTGATGTCAATAGATGGTACTGTAGGCGCAGCAGCTGTTGCCAACTTAACGCCGACGTTATTATTTAGATAAATTGCCATTGTTACTCCTCGTCATTCTTGTTGGTTTGTGCCTTGCCTTTTGGTTCTTCCTTTATTTGGCCTGTCTTGATTAAGAAGGCTAAATCTTCTTCTTTGCTCATGTTAACTCCAGCTCGTTAGGATTGATACTGTTATTTCTGACGTTAATAAATCTCCACTTGCCGCACTTGTTATAGCTGGAGCGGAGACACTTGATATGTTGAGCACCAAAGATGATGCTGCTAATTTAGTTACGACTGCGACTATAAAATCTTCCATGCCTGCTAAATTGCCTTGATTGTCTAAGGCTGGTACTGCCATTAAAATTCTAAAATTAGCCAGTGGCGCTAGTGATATTTGTTCATTATTTGTTGGGATTATGTAAGGATCGCCAGGGGTGATTACGACACTGTTTGCGAGCAGAGTACTTGGTGGGTAACTGAATACCGACCAAACACCTGCATTAGTTAAATCTGTTGCAAGTGTGCCACGGAGTGTGGTTATGGCGGCTGGCATTAGCCCACCAAAGATGATGGCGCTGAATACGGCTGGATGAGACCACGCACTCGGTTAATCAGCTGATAACCCATCCGATAAGGGCTGGCACTGATCCCATCCATACCGACCCCGCCTGTTTGACTGACCTGGCGTGCTTGCCAGATGTCTACGGCCACGATCATCGCAGCTTCTCTGATTGCAGGGGTTGTCGCGTAAGATTGAGTTTTATGATCAGGACCAGTAACTAGGCCATAAGGTGCTACTTTGTGAAATGTTTGATCGCTACCAGCTTTAGCATATTGAATAAAAGAATAGCCGTTAGGATAATTTACATTACCCCAGTTATACATAAATAATGGTATTACGCTTGTAGTACCTGTGCTTGGTGGAATTGTGCCAGTAATTGTAACTGTCCCATTAAATGGACTTCCGCACGCAGAAACTGTAACGACTTGATCAGCTACAAATGCGTTTGGATTAGCCAGCATCAATGTAGCAACGTTATCTTGCAGGGCTGTGCCAACTACTGGCGCGGTATTAAACCAAAGATATTGATTAATTACATCTTCTGCAGTTTGGCAAACTTCTTCTACTGTTGCATCGGAGTAGAGAGAACCAATACCAAGATTAGCCCGTAACTCGGCTTTAGTAACATATGTGGCTGCCATCTCTACTCCTTTGCTAATAGCTCTGTGGGGCTAGGGCTACTAAACCCCACAGATTACTGATTGATTAATAGGTCTTATCAGGTCTTCTTGTACTTAACAATTCCGTTAGGCATTTTGGCAAGTGTTGCCATGTATCCGTAAATTGCTACCTGTACTTGTAGGTTTGATACTACATTTACAGACATGAAGTTTTGTGCTGAGCGGTAAACTGTGAATGCCTCTGGTGCAAGAATAATCGCTGAATCATCATCAAATGCAGTTTGTGTAAAGTTTTTATCTACATATAGATCAAGTCCTAGCACGTTACCACGAATTGATGTTGGATTAACTTGTCCTGCTGCGTTCATTGGTTGTAATGCATTAAATACTGGACGCTTTGTTGAATCTTGTGCACCAATTAATGCTCCCCATTGTGCTGGGTTAGCAATGTAATTTTGTGCAAAATAGCCAGTGTTTGTGTAGATAGTACGTGCTGCTTCTGTTGAGAATGCAACGATACCATCTAGGTCTGCTGTGGTGTTTGTGCCATTAGCAGATGCTTGGATCAAAGCTGCAAGTACAGTCTGATCTAGGCGCTTCAAATATGCATACTCAAGTTGCTTTGTTAGTTCTGCATAGAAGTTAGGGTCTGAACGCTCTAACAATTCAACAGATAGTGTGTTCATACCTGAGTATTTAGACACTGTAGCTGTTAAGTACTGAGTTTCCATACCAGTATTTTGTACTGCTCCGCCTTCGGCTTCTACAGTTACTTCTGGTGCAACTCCGTTATATCCACCAGCTGATGTGACCAAAGAAGGTACTGAAATAGTCATACCTGATGTTGGTAATGTGCCTTGTGAACATGCATCGATTGCAGGAGTACCAAAACGTGTGTTTGTTACAAATTCACTTAGGTATTGTGTTGGGTTAAATGCTGGGTTAGTTGAGAATGAATCATCAGCTGCTGCGATGTATAGCTTTGAATCTTCGTTACCTAAAGCAGCCTTAATCTTGTGCTCTGTGTATGCAGCCATGGATGTAATTGGCGTACGTACTGAAGTTTGAATTAGTGGTGCTGTAATTACTGGGCGAGCAGCTTCTACTGTAGGAGTAGCAGCCTCTGCCTTTGCTTCTTGTGGCGCTGTTGCATTGTCTTCCACAGGAGCCTCGCTTTCTGATTGGTTTTCGGTTTCTTCTACTGCATCTTCAACTTGCTTTAATAGCTTTAGTTGATCTACTGCATTAGAAATCTGATTAATTAGTTCATCTTTTTTATTTTCAATCATGTCATTGTTAGACTCATCCATACTAGCTGCGACTTTTTGTACCATCGCTGCGCTAAATGCTGGGGTCTCGACAAGGCTGACCTCTCGCAAGGTAGCGCTAGTAACATATAAATAATCTTTTTTCTGTACTGATTTATTTACATCCACGCCTACAGATAGGCCATCAATTAATTGCTCACCAGCTAAAATTAAGGCATCTTGGCCTTGCATTGATGAGCTAATTTTGAATGATGCATAAATGCCGTCTTCTGCTTTATTAAATTTTTGCATACGACCGATTGGTTTTTCTGGCTTGTGTTGCATTAGCATCTTAATCTTACCTGGATCGCCTATTTCGATTGAATCTTTAGCAAATACGACTTTACCTACAGAAGTGTTGCCTACTTCTTCATATGGCACGATTTTGCCTGCAATAATTCGGCGCTCGCCATCGGCGCTCTCAATTTGACTACTGAACGTAAGTAGCATCGGTTGTCTCATTTCCATTAGGGGTCATATTTTCCATTTGTTTTGCTTGTTCTAAATCTATTAATCCCAGTGATAACATTTTTTCTATTGTTTCTAAACGCTTGGCTGTATCAGCTCTTAAAAATGATTCTTCTATTGCAAACTTGACTACATGGCCCCTAGGGGTAATATCATCCATTGAGAGGCGATCTTCTATAGCGCAAATAAATGGCTGTAGAGAGTATGCTACGAACTCTTTACGGCCATCTATAATGTTTTGATATGTCATGCTGTTATTCATGTCTGCGCTTATGTAATATGCAGGTACATTCATAGCACGAGCGATCTGAGTTGCTAAATATTGTTGTGCTTCGTTATACATCATGTCTTTAGGACTAAAACCTGTAGTCTCATAAGATAAAGTAGATGTTAAATATGCTGTTGATCTATTTAGACGGCTTTGCTTCCATTGTGCTAATAATCCAGATACTTGTGCTTCTGGTAAATCTGCGCCAGTGTTTTTAATGTATCCACTTGGCATTGGAGTTTGTGCAGATACAGCTGCTGCTTTTTCAATATC